ACAAGTCGTAACCTTTGGACCAGAGCTTCGACCGGCAATTGTGTAGTTGTGAAATCACAACCTTGCCAATCATAGTCGGCTGGATGTAAAGGTGTATATCTTGATGTCGTAGCCCCCAACTTAGTTGGTCGATCTAATCGACCAGCTAGGTTGAGCGCTTTGTCTTTGATGCGTCGAAGATAGATGTAGTCAGCTTCGGTTGCTACGTCAGCTTCGCTCATCTCCGACCAAGGGGAATTTATGATGGGTGAGCTCTTGTCGTCAGACAAGAGTGCCCTAGATTCCCTCGGGTCGTATAAGACAAGCTCTACTGCTGAAGCGGTTGCTGGTTGGTACCACTTCTGCATCAGTGACATCACGGGACCTCGTTCGCGAGCAAAGGTGATATCCCGGTCCTGACTTAGCCGTACTAGCATAGGAAAGACGCTTGCGTCCTTCTTTGCCTGTACGATTATATCAGGCGGTCAGGGAGACACTTCAAGACCATTGGAGAACGTTCTCTTTGCTATTTCAACTGCACCGACACCCTCGGGTGGCGGAGTAAGTGATTTAGCAAGGTTGAACGGAACCTCCAATGACTCTAGTATCTCCTGATATCTCTTCGCAACGTGCTGGTGGAATATCGCTATATCGTCACCAATCATTATATATTTGGCGAACCATCTATCGCCGGTGCATGCACCGACGTCAATGGCAGCCATCTGTACAATGACGTGATGACTAAGCGAAAAGACAGCCCAGGAGCTTAATGCTCCCATCGGCTGTCCCACTGCATAGACGATACCACTCATACCTTTCGCTTCAAAAGAGCGTCTGGTTACAAGAGTGTACCATGCTTCTGCGATCCGTTCACCTAGTAAGTGCTTCAGCACGTCCATCTGCAGTAATGCAGGAAAACGGTCTGTCGCCGACGAAAGGTCGAAACACCAGGAACGAAGACCAACTCCATTTAGCAGCTTAGCTCTTTGAGCTATTCTGTTATGGGAGAAGGTCCCGTCCTGACGAATCTTCCTAAGTCAGCGATAGGCCCATTTATGGATAGGCTTTAGCGCATCCTGGGTAAACCAGTCGCATATTGCTACGGTACGTGTCTTGCAACCAGCTGCCGCGATAGTCGCAATGCGACTATGGCGCGGCTTCTCTTTTGTTGCAGCATAGGATAGAGCCCGTTTTAGCAAGGACTCTCTTCGAATTGACCGTATGTTTTGAGGTGCTAACGATGGAGGGCTTGGAAGAGCCTGAAGAAGGAACTCACCAAACTCTACATCGCTAACACATCAAGACTTAGTCTCTTCGTTGAGAGCTTTCCAAGCTTCAACGAGTTTCTCATCCTGTGTAAAGGCGTGAGCGTCGTCCACAATAGTCTCTAGGACAGGGCCGTTAGGCCCTTTCTTCGAGCTTATGTGGAATGCAGTATCCACCGGTACGTCCTCTCCAACCTTGGCAGCTAGTTTACTAGTTGCTTTGGCTAAGAGTCGTCGAAGCCGGCGATCGAGCTTACAAGACTCGACTGTGGGATCCACTATGGAGCTTATGTCCAAGCTTGGTTCTCAACGGATTAACCTGAAGGAAGCTAGCAGTGTTAACACTGCTCTCTTCTTATTCAGGTCTTTTCCTGAGAGTGCCGACTTGAACTTCTTCAACTTAAGTGGAAAACCACTCTTGTCTCAAGAAATCCAAGTCCCTGTTTGGTCTACCTGGAAAGGAAGGTCGCAAGCAAGTAGAGAGGATACTCTATAGTATTCTTTCATAACCTTGCAAGCTTCCTTCTTACCAAGTGAACCAATAAGGATATTGGCGTGCTTGAAGTAAGCTTCGGAACCTGACGGTGTGTTACCAAACATGCTATGCGTGTACTCATTGAGTGCACCGATAGCCCCGGTACTAATGTACTGGGAGTTTGTTATC